ATGCTTCAAAATGATCGCTCTTCGGAGTACACGATGACTGGGAAAAGTGGTTTCGATAGGTGTGACATGGATATTGCTACCTCTCAGGAGTTAACATTCCGTGTTCCCTACGTCTCCCCCTACCCAGTTATCAACTTGATCAATGAGCAGTGGAATGTCGGTGAATTCAAAGTAGCTGTCTACGATCAACTCGCTGGCGGTACGGAAACATCAGTTTCAGTCTCTGTTTGGATGCGACTTATCGACCCCGAACCTTCGATCCCCACCTCTGCTAAAGGGTACTTCCAAGCCCGGTTGCAAGGTGTTGTATCGGAGAAAGCGGCGTCGCAAGGTCCCGTCTCGAAGATGATGTCTACTGTCGGATCCGTTGCAGAGAAATTTGCACGAGTTCCTGCTTTGTCTTCTATCTCGCGTGTCGCTTCCAATGTTGCTAGTACCGTTGGTTCTGTCGCCGCCCTCTTTGGGTGGTCAAAACCTACCAACGATTCTGGTAATACTGTGATGCAACAAACGCCTATGCGCCACTTTAACAATAGTGATGGGGCTGATCAATCTAAACAATTGGCACTCAGTTCTGTTAATTCACTGTCCGTTGAAAGTGTGTTTGGCCGTGATGTTGATGAGATGGCTCTCTCGTATCTTGCCCGAAGACCTAATTACTTGGCGTCTTATGCTTGGTCTGAGAGTTTGGCTCCGGGTACTAGTTTGTTTACTGAAGATGTAGACCCTTATGGGCGCACTCTTTGGAATTCAGCTGTCCCTGGAATTACCGATCGCAGGCAGTTTACTCACTTGGGTTTCGTTGCTAACAATTTCCTTTACTGGAGAGGTGGCATTACTTACACACTCAAGTTCGTGAAGACTAAATTTCATTCTGGTAGAATCCAAATTCTTATCAAGCCAAAGGCGACGTTTGAATCGACTTTCGACCCCTCAATGATTCGAACCGAAATTGTGGATATAGCCTCTGTGTCTGAATACACGTTCACTGTCCCGTTTATGTACGAACGACCGTGGTGTCGCGTTCCGGATCGTCATGTTCCGTACGCAAATCACGCGAAATTCGTCCCGACGGTGATGGAGATTCGTAATCTCACTCAACTGAGACGACCAAACGACGTGGTCGCCGACAATGTCACTATCATTGTTGAAGTAGGTGGAGCTGAGGACATTGAATTCGCATTCCCTAGAGCTAACAGCTTTCAGGTGATACGCGATAGTCCTTCAGTCCCGCCTGCTTTGCAGATTGGTTTTGGCACAGTCGACCGACCCGTCCTAGCGGATATCAAAATGTTGTCGGATCGAATTCGCAATTGTACCGTGGGTGAGAGTGTTTTCTCTGTAAAGCAACTCATGCTTCGAGTTCAGGAGGAATTTATGTCAGAGGTCGGAGGTGGTTTCTCTTGGTTAATTTACCCGGAACAAACTAACTCTTTGGCTGGCAATGGTTCTTGGACTGACGGTAGCTCGTATTTCTCTGCGTTTTCATCTATTTTTGGATACTATCGCGGTGGGACTCGTAATAAGATCTTGGCTATGCCTACTTCAATGGAGGTCGCCCAAGCTGATCACGTG